CTAAAAATACTAATTTAGCTTGTGAACCTTCACCTTTAAATACTTCTTCTTGGTATCTTTTAGCAAGTGCTATTGTTTTATTAAACTCTACATCGTCCGATGGACCACCTAAAGCAATTTCATTATCGCCTTGTTTTTTATTTTCTGTTTCAATATTTTTCTTTTCAGCTTCAGGCATATCCTTATCTACTACTTTAGTAGGTAAAGTGTCTGTACTGCCTGGAGGTCCTGGTGGCATTCCTGTACTGTCTATGTTTACAGCATTTTCTTGCACTGCATCTAAATCTGCTATGTCATCTGAATTAGCTACGTTATCCTGTAGCAGTGGGTCGCCTTCCGCTTTTAGTTCTTTTGATTTAACTCTCATACTGGGTCTTCCCGAACCTGGTCCTTCTTTAGGTGCAGCTGCTGACTTTTTTGTGTCAATTGGTTCAGGTGTTTTTGGTACAAACTTACCAAATAATTCTTCGTCTGATACATTCATATAATCAAATGCACTATTTCTTTGTTCTATTTCAAAGGCTTTTCTTTCTGCAGGACTCATAGCATTAATTCTTGCTCTTTCTTTTACACCTGCATCGTATAATTTTTTTCCTCCGTAAGCAGTTCCTAAGATAGCAAGGCTTGGTAAAGTACCTAAACCTGCTACAGCAGGTAACATCCTTGCTGCTGCATAACTTCCACCTAACCCAAATCCCATTCGTCCTACTGGACTTTCAATACCCAAACCTTGTGCAACTTTATCACCTGCATAATAACCACCAAGTATAGCAGGATTTACAGTTTGTCTTCCCAAACTTTTTATTCCTCTTACAGGTCCACTTACTTTAAATCTTTCAAAAGCAGTAGGTGGTTTTCTAATTGCTGGAACTGGTGCTGAAGTGTACGGTTGGCCAACCATAACACCTGTATTTGCATTAATAGTTTTAAGCACACCTTTTCTAAGTGCCTCTTTTCTAAACATAGGTCTGTTTAAAACTTTATTAAGTGACATATAAACTCCTATGCCTGTCCGGTTGGTTTAACACCTTGGAATGCTGTGAACGCTCCTATACCCGTACCTACAGCTTGGGCTAACGGACTTGTGCTTGGTGCAGTTCCCATAGTAATTCCTGATTGTGATTTAGGACCTGCAGCATATAAGTTAGCTAAGAATTCTGCTCTTTGATATGGTTCATACTGTTGTTGTAAAGTAGATTGTCTTTGCGCATCAAGTGCTGACTGAGCAAGTTGTCTTTGAACACCACCTGCAGCCATAAGTTGATTAACATCTGCTTGAGCCATCTGTTGTTGGCCTAAACCTAGTTGACCCATAAGTTGTCCACCTTGTAAACCAACTCTTTGTTGATTCTGTGCTGCTGATAAGGCTGTATTAAAACCTTGTTGCTGTGCTGTACCCATAGCAGTTAAAGCTCTACCTTGAAGTTCTGCTTGTTGAACACCTTCTCTTCCGCCACCAAAAGCTCCTGCTCCGATAGCTTTAGATCCAAGTTGATTCCCCATTATTTGTGCTTGTCTACCAATTTCGTTTGTCACATAACTTTGATATGGATTTAAATATTGATTTATTTGCGCTGCACCAATCGGAGCAGACGCTGCTTGTACTGAATTAATCCCGGCTTGTACTGTTGGAGCACCTATTCCAGATTGAATATTTTGTATACCTTGTTGCTCTAAAGCACCTAAGCCAGCTACTTGATAGTCAGGTAAATTAATAGGTTGTTGTGCGACTTGTCTCGCAATGTCCATCAACTCTATCTTACGTTCTTCTATACCGGGTGCTTCTCTTACGTAATTAGTTGTTGTTGATGGTGGAGCTGATCCACCTCCGCCTCCTCCGAAAAAACTCATATTATATCCATTTCTCTAGTTGTACGTGTTTCTTTTGCCATCCCCATTTTTTGGAAACTTTTTCCCATCCAGGTCTGGCCATTATACTCATTCTTTTACATTTATTTATTTTTGCAAAATCTGTTACTGCTGTTATTAAATTATCTTCCCATAATTCTCTTCTTTTACCTGTGCATATTACAATCTCATATTGATTATAGTTTGGCATAATACCAATTCTACCAACACAAATACCAAATACTTTATTTTCTTCTGACTCATCTGATCCAAACATTATCCAACATTGCATTAAATCTTTTTTTAACTCATTCATTACCCAAGCTGAATCAGCATATTTACCTGAAAACGCTAAAGCTTCTGAAACCATAAACTCAGCTAATGGCCAAAATCTTTCTATATCCTTAGGCTCTAAAGGTAGAATACTAACTAAAGGTTTAATTTGTTTTTTGTTTGCTGTTGCCATTTCCATCCTGTAATAAATCAAATACACGCTTGTATCTTTTTTGTTGTTCATAGAAATATTGGGCACCTTTTTCTCGCATATCTTTCATGCTATTTGGATTAGCTCCAGCTATGATTCCAGCACCTAATACTCCATCTGCTCTTGTTACAAACTCTCCGTCTGCTAATTGAGCTAACATTGTATCCTCGTCTTTGTTTCCTACGCCTGCTCCGTCTTCTACATAACCTGATGCTCTAACGTAATTGTTTGCATCGTTTTCATCATGAGAAACTTTTGATGGAAGATAGTTTACACCACCTTCATTAAATTTTTTTATTTGTGCTATACCGCCTACTCTTAATCTTTGAACATTCATAGAATAAGGACCCATTCTTGGATCTCCTATACCCGCTTCTTCAGGAGCGTATACTTTTTCGTATGCTTTTTCTTCACCTGTTGTTGGATCTATATAAGTGTATCCTGGTCTATTAGCTCGTAGATCTAAATAACTCATGTTGTATCCTGGTGTGTAAATATCAGTTGGTTGTGGATCAAACGCACCGCTTAAATAAGTTCCTGCAGCTATTGCAGTTGAAACTCTTCCTGGAGAAAATTCAGCACCAGACTCTCCACCTTTTCTTAAAATATCTAAAAGACCTCCACCTTTATTTTGATCTGTAACTTGTTGGGCTGCATTTAAATTTGAATTTCTCATACTTGGAGGAAGTCCACTTTGATCTACCATTCCACTAACTGAACTTTGTGGGTTGTAAGCTCCAGGCATATTAGCTAGGAAAGCTGGTTGACTTGCAGTAAATGCTTTTGTTGCCGCTGATCCTGGAAACATACTCATACCTGTTGAACCTAAAGTATACCCTGTGTAAGCTCCACTAATACCACCTAATATTCTCCCAAGTCCTGACGCTCCTGAATTTTTTGCTCCTCTGTATCCTTGATATCCGCCATAAGCTGCTAGTGCGTAGGGTAAAAGTTGTAACATTTATTAATTCTCCAATTTAAGATCTTAAGTATGAAATAATACCATTTTACTCGGCTAGTTTCAACTCGTCTCTAAAACACCCTTCGTACTGATGTTCGCCCACATGAATGATTGGATCATTAACAAACACATAACATTTACCCCCGATATCTTTCCAAAGTTTACAAAAAGAAAAATCTTCACCCAAATAAGTTTTAGTTTTAGGATCATGTATGCAATCGAAAAAGTTCCATAAATGAGGTCTATCTACATACTCACCATTTATAACAGTTTTTTGAACTATATTTTTATCTGGATACTTTTCTATCATCTTATCAAATACTGCTCTTTTAATTAACATACATCCTGTGGGGCTATGTGTAACTTCCATGACACCACTATCTAAAGTTATATTACTAGCATCTGATACTTTCATTGGGTATGTATTTAACCATCTATGTATATCTCCAGCGTTTTTAACTTCACCATCATTCCACTTTTTATACAGTTTATCCCACATCATAGTTTTAAGTGGATAAGGAATAGATATTAATTCTTTGTCTAAATCTAACATTTTAATAATAGACTCTGCTCTAAAATATATATCAGAGTCTACAAATAACATATGAGTGCAATTAGATTCTAAAAAAGCTGAAACACATAAGTTTCTTCCTTGAGTGACTAAAGAAGATTTTAATAAAGTAAATGTAATTCTTATTCCCTTTTTAATACAAAGTTGTTGTAATTCTAAAAGAGCTTGAGTGTAGTGCATGGTTACATTACTATGACATGGTGTGCAAATCATAATATTATAAGTTGACTTAATTGTTTTCTTTTGTTGTTTTTGTCCGGTGTCCGGTTTCCACATAGGAATAGTAGCTTTTTCGTATGGTGTTACTGCAACTTCTTTTAACGTTTGGTAAGTGTCTTCATTTATTGTTTCTTTCATTTAAAGCTCCTTTCAAAAAGTTTGTCCATTCCATACCCTTTTTCTGCCAATTATAAAATCGTTTGTAGAATTTTTGCTGCTCCTGCAGGTGTTCTTGCATAAAGTCTTCATGCAAATAAGATGCTGCAAAATCAATCGCTGCCGCTGTATCTTTAGCCATTTGTTCATAGTTTTTAGAGTAATTAATGTATACAGGCCATTCTGCACAAGTCTCATATAAAGCTCCAAAATTATTAGTGATTACATGTACACCAGAAGCTAAAGCTTCTAAAGCTGATGCACAAGAAGTTTCTTCAAATATAGATGGGTACACAAACATATCATAATTAGGCATCATTTCTTTTATGTATTCATGAGGTTTATAACCAATATAGTTTACGTTAGGTAATTGTTTAGCCTGTTCATACAATCCTTCAAAATCTTTTTCAGTATTATCAGAGAACTCAGATCCATATACTTTACAGGAACTGTAAACATCTAATTTTATGTGAGGATTATCTATTTCCTGCATTGCACGTAATAATACATTTAAACCTCTCCATGGAGTGCAGTGATGTATTAATTTAATTGGAGTGCCTCTTTTATAAATTTTTCTAACAGGAAAGGTATCTATACCATTCTTAATAACTACACATTTTTCTGTGGGTATATCAAAAGCATATCTAAATTTTTCATAATTCCAATGACTGTTAAATACATACCAATCATATTCGTCATGTCTTTTTTTATTAGTAAAAAATTCTTGTAAATTTGGTTGGTCCCAAGAGTTTTTTTGCCAAAGAATATTTAATTTGTTTGAATCTATTGGAACTTTACCGGGAATGGATGTGCATATCTGTACTTGGTCTAACAACTCTTTTGAAACATGCTTTTCAAGCATTTCCATTTGTAGCTCAGTGGCTCCTCGTGGTTGCATTATTTTTTAGTTAAAGCTCCCATTTCACCAATTCTCGTAACTTTAATTTCAAGGTCTTGCCTAAAATCATCCATAGTAGTATCAGTATTGGGATCAGCAACATCAGCATCAAAATCATTTTTACTAGCATATACTTTTCCAGTTCTTTTATGTTTGATAATTTCTTTTGCTTCTGCAGGGATCTTAGGTAAATCACTCATTAAATTCTCCTATTATTTTTGTCTTCGTCCCTGTCTATTATATTTCTTATTGTTTTGCAATTTCTTTTTTTTATTGGGGCTTTTCGAATGCCTACGAGGTCTTTTTCTAGGTTTATCTCTTTCAACAAAGTCTTTAAATTTTCTAGCCATTTTCTTGAGATCTGTCTATTAGAGCATAACTTATTGCACCTTGAATTGTATTACTTCCGGTAGCTGCTTGCACTGTTATTGCATCACCTGCTTCTAAATTTAAACCTTGAGGTGAGGCATTCACTTGAGACTTTGCAGCCACCTCATCTCTAAAAAATTCGTACTCAGTACTTGAATCAGAAGAATCCACTAAATTCATATTTACTAACACACCTGATGATGCATCGTTGTTTGCACAATAAACACTTTTAATTATAACTGTTGCATCACTAGGACATGTAAATACTGTAGTCTTACCTGTAGCAGCTTGTTTAAAACCTTGGTTTTTATATCTAATCGTCATGATATAAACCAACTAAATGTATTTTGTTCATTTTTAATTTCTTGTTGATAAGATGTATTTAACTTATCTTTTAAAGTTTGTAAAGATTGAGACACTTGTCTTTGGTTTTCTTCAGTGTACTGTGGTGTTGGCTCTGGTATTACTATATCAACTCTAGCCATTAATACCCACTATGTAAGCCACCCGATCCTGAAGTCTGTCGCTCTTGTCTAGGAGATGATTTTTTTGGTGAGGATTGAATTTGGCCCCTATTTCTATCTTGACCATCATTATAATTACCAGCTGCAGTTCTCAAATCTAATTGTTTTTGTATAGCTCTAGCTTCCCTCATATTTTGTGATCGTGCTCTTTCTCTTGCATCTACTCCTCCGTATGATTTAGAATTTAAATAATCCATTAAATTAGATGTTCTTGCAAAATCAGTTCCTTGTATATAATTATGAAGTGCTTTAGCTCCTCTGAAAGCCACACCTGTAGGGCTATAATTTTTATAAAGGTTAAAAATTGTGTTTAAACCAAATGGTTTTTTTTTAGATTTGTTAATATCTATTGAATCTACTCCTGGTGGAAGCAAAGGTTGAATTCCTATGTTTTGTCCTTGCATAGTATTTTCAGATAATGGTGAATATAAATTTTGTGTTAAAGGAGCAATTCCAATATTCACATCATTATTTAAATATTGATTTTGCAACATTGCTGCTTGATCTGCTAAATTTGAATTATATTGTTCTAATAAAAAATTTTCCATTTATCCTCGCATACCATCAGGTTGTATATCTGCTCTAAATGTACCGTATCTCCAATTTTCATCGGTTGAAGTATTAGCTATTTTCAAACTAGCAAATCTTGATCTAGCTCTTGTATCCACTTTATCAGTTGAACTTGTAATTGTAAATGGTCCAAGAGGTGAAGAGACCGCACCATCTGTTGGATAATCACGTAAATTTAATGTCACTTGTGCATTACCTGTAAGTAACTTAAAGTCTGGAACAAATCTTCTTATACTCATAAACAATTGACCATTCCCCTCTATATCTAAATCAAAATCTCCTGATTGTATAAATGCAGGTATGGCTGTTTTATTACCCACGGAGTCAACTTCATTATTTCCAATTTCATGCGCATAGTAAGTAGTTGAACCATTTACGTTTGTGACACCTTGTATAACAGGAAAAGTCGGTATGCCTGTTCCATTAAATTCTGTTGCGTATGGGTTATCATACAAAGTTGCATCGTGCCAAGATGTTCTGGATAAAGAACCTGTCGTCCATGTTTGTTCGGTATAATTAAATGTGACTACTCTATCTACACTAGAAGAATTTTCTTTAGGATAGAACCAACTTATTTCTTCATAAAGATGATTCAAACCTGCATAAACCTGTTCTCCCGATGAATAATTTATTCCTAAGTTATCTCCTTTGTCTGTAAATACAAAGTCTTCAACTAAACAAGGAACTGATTTTACTGTTCCATCATAAACAAAGAAACCACCAGCTTGCCCCATCCACCATACTGCTCCATTAACATATTTAACTGCATGTTGTCCAATCAATCCACAATTAGAACCAACCTGTCTTATTGAAAAAGTAAAAGGTGGACCAACGAATTGCATAACATATGCTGAAGTGTCTGTAAGTATTAATATATAATCTTTTGCTTTTGCTGCACCAACAATTTTTACTCCAGAATCTATTCTAAAAGTACCTGCTGTATTAACTGATGTAGGTGCATAATCAGATATATTTTCTTGATCTGAGAATCTAATAAACATTTTGTCTTGTGTAGTATCGCTTCCAACAGTTGTTTCTGTGCCTAACATAATTAAATGTCTATCTCTTTCAGAAACTATAGACATTACCGATTTTGTAGGCGCATTACTTACAACTGTAGCTCTCGTGGTTAAAGCTGCAGGTGCCGAGTGAATAGGGTTCCATTCAAAAGTTTTACCGTTTTTAATAGTTGCAATTAATTTTTCTCCAAAATGATCTAAAGACCAAGATGCAGGATCTAAAACTACACTTGATGATGTTGATGCTTGTCCCCAAGCTGTATAATATTCAACACCTGCTCCGTTTGAATGAGCAGATCTAGTTCCGCCTGATGCTCTAGTTATGCCAGTAAGATCGTTAGTTGAAATCCCTGTGTAAGAAATAAATTCAGCTCCAACTTTAATTGAGCCAGAAGTCGGAAAGCCAGTTGTTGACGTAAGTGTAATAGAAGTTCCTACACCTCCTGTCCCTGCAGTATCATCTAACAAAGCTCCATTTAAAGTTGAAACAGTACCTGAAGCTCCACTCCAAGCAGCTGTTCCCCAACCATAACCTGAGGTTTGGTTTAAAGGGCCAACTTTTACATAAGGGTTTATAGTTGCAGCTCCTGATGCAGCAACTGAGGTTCCTGCTGCGCTAGCCATTGTTACAGTAAAAGTATCTATATCCGGAACGGTAACAACTTGAAAAGTATTAGTTGTGAAATCTGATGCCGAGTATCCTGCTCCAGTTGGAGGAGTTACTGATGTAAATGTAAATAAATCGCCTACCTCAAGACCATGTGCAACCTTGTTAACAGTAACAGTAGCTACCGTATTTACAGTTGTGAACGTAGCTCCTGTAATAGCTGTATTTAAT